ATTGAAAGTTTAATAAGACAAAAGACTTTAGAAACAGACACTTCAAGTACAGAAGAAACAGTAGAAGAAGCTCCTAAGTTTGACACTGGCACTGGTATAAGTAGTGGATCATTAAGAGCTGCTTTGTCTATGGCAGAAAATAACGAAGAAGAAGACTTAATATTAGCAAAGTTTGGTATAGAAGAAGGCGAATACCTGCGTGATAATCGTGGAAGATTAGCTCTTACACCTGAAGGAGCGTCAAAGGTAGGTCAAGAAATAACTCAAAACACATTAATAGATGAAGAAGGATTTAGTAAATATGACTTTGCTGATCTTGCCAGTATAGCTCCAGAACTTATCGGTGGTGTTACTGGTGCAATTAAAGGAGCAGCTTTTGGTTCAGTTGTGCCTGGTCTTGGAACTATTTTAGGTGGTGCAATTGGTGCTGGTTTAGGATCAGGAGCAGGTCAAGGTGTTGAAGAAATAATAGAAGGTTTAGCTGGTGTGTCTAAACAATCAGCAGCCTCAATTGCAGGAGACATAGGAACAGAAGCAGCTATAGGATTTGTTGGTGATCTGACATTTGGTGTGGCAGGAGCTTTGTTTAAAACTGCTAAAGGTATGACTTATGGATTAAAAGAATTACCACCGCAAGAAGCAAAGGCGGCAGCAGAATCAATAGGATTAAAAGTACCAGTAAAAGATCCTACAGGAGAACCTTTAAAGTTATTAGATGAATTAGGACAACCTGTTAAGAATGCAGATGGCACGGATAAGATGTTACTAGATGTTCAAGGTAATCCCGTCATAGGTCGTTATGAAGACGCTGGATTAAAGCCAAGTTTAGCGGCTATTGGAGCATCTGGTATTATATCAAGAAAAGAAAAGATTATTGAAAAAGTTATAGGACCTACTCAAAAGCAACAAGAAAACTATCAAAATATGTTAAAAAATATTAACTATTTTAAAAGTTTAACTGGTGATGCTGGAGAAACATCCGCAGAAGAAGTTGGACAAATATTATCAAAAGGTGTCCAAGAAGAAGGAGCAATATTAAATACTGTTACTCAAGATGCTCAAAAAAGTGTATTAGAAACATTAGATGGAATCGTTGGTGCTTTTGGAAAGTCAACTACAAAAGATGTTCAATTAAATGATGAAATATTTTCTATTTTAAAAAAATCATCTGAATCATTTGATGATTTAAATACTCAAATGTTTGGTAGAATAGATGATGTTTTAGCAGACACTCTCAAAGACCCAAATTTTTTAAGCACAGGCTCATTAAAATCATTAGCTAGTAGATTAGAAGCAAAAACATCTTCTGCGGCTATATTTGATGCTAATATTGGAGCGGCTAAATCAACATCAAAAGCTGGTGTAGCTAAAGCATTAGTAGATAGTATTAATAGTTTAGGTGAATATACAAGTTTTTCTCAGTTATATAATTTAAGAAGTGCAATAGGTGATGCAGCCAGAGTTACTGGAACAAAAAATGGCGGTAGATTTTTACAAAAAGCATTAGCAGAAATAGATACAAAATTAACAAGTAAAAATTTTAAAGCTGAATTAGCAAATTATACTGATAGAACTCAACAAGTTGTAACTGGACAAATGAGAACAAAACTTGATGACGCAGCTAACAGTTTAGATAAATCAAGAGCTTTCTTTGCTAAAGGAACAGATTTATTTGAGACATTTGGAGATCATATAAATGTTAAATCATTAAATAAATTAATTATGGCAGGTAAAGATCCTAATATTGATTTTGCTAAAAAACTTATAAGAGACGGAAATCCAAAACCATTACAAAGTGCTTTAAATGCAATCAAAGGAATGACACAACGATCCGCTGATGATGTGTCTCAAGAAGCTGGATTAGGTATAAAAAGAGCTGAAAGATTAAGAGGTAGGTTAGCTAATAGTTGGATAAGAGAAGCAATGGATGATGCCACTGGTAAAGTTGTTGGTGGACTTCCAGATGATTTGGCTTTCTCTGGTGTTAAGTTTTCACAAGCTATAGATAATTTAGGAGCGACTGCTGATACTTTATTTGGAAGTCAGGCAGGTGCAGTAAAGGCACTAGCTAAACAATTAAGAATGACATCTAACTCAAAAATGACTCCTGAAGCCGTAAAAAAAGCAATTGATGAAGGTGCGCCTAAAGATTTAGTAGATGCTTTACGAGAAGTAAATATAGCTCAAAGACAACTAACACAGTTTGAAAACAACTCTGCTTTAAAAGCATTGAACAATGAAAGTATAACACCACTAATAGCATCAGAAACATTGGCGAAACCTAGTGCTAAAGCTGAATCTGTTGAAGCTGTTATGAAGTTTTTTAAAGATAGAGCTGATAGAGCTGTAGGCAAAGATCCAGCATTATTAACAAAAGCTCAAGAAGACCTGGCTAAAATGCAAAACTTTTATATGAACAATGTATTAAAAGATTTTGGTGGTGATGCTTTTATTGATGGGTCTTCTATGAAGGCTTTTGCTAAAAGTTTTAATGAAGGTGGAGCAAATGGTAAGTTTCGTTCTGTATTTGGCGAAGAAACGGGTCTACAATTAGAACAATTTGGTAGAGCGTTAAATACTTTAACAAAACAAGCTCAAGGCGGTGATCTTATAGCCGCCAACATTGCATCTGCACCTTTTCAAAACATAGGAAAATTAGCTAACTTTAGCATTGTAGGTAAATTTTTATTAAACAAACCTTATTTTAACAGATTTATGAATGATTATAAAGCTCAAGCTGCTGGTCAAAAAGATCCTAGCAAAGCTAGGTTGTTCTTAGGTATGTTTACTGAAGCAATGGCACAATTTAGCGCACAAGCACCTGGTCAATTGATGCAAGAAGCTGTAAATGAAGGTGCAAAACAATTATCGGCTGTCTCTGATAGCGCTGGATTAACCTCAGAATTGCAAAATTTAAGGTCAAATATAGAAAGAGGCGTTGACCAAAACCGAACAAATGTTCGCCCTAACCAAACTGGAATGAACGTACAACCAGCATCAACTAATACAGGAATTGGAGCTATAGACGTTACTGATCCAAGTACAGCGTTAGCTTTAGGACTAAGCCCATCAATGCAAGCAATAGCCAGTAGGAATCAAACAGCATGAATATAGACGAATTAAGAGAAGAATTAAAAGAAGATGAAGGTTGTAAGTACGAAATTTACTTAGATCATTTAGGTTTGCCCACATTTGGTATAGGTCATTTAGTTACTGAATGGGATGAAGAATATGAAAAGCCAGTAGGAACACCAGTATCAGAAGAAAGAGTAAATAAATGCTTTAAAGTGGATGTTGAAGGAACAATATCAGAGTGCAAAAAATTATTTAATAACTTTGATAATTTGCCAGAAGAAGTACAAAAAATCTGTGCAAACATGATGTTCAATATGGGTCGTCCTCGTTTATCTGGTTTTAAAAAGTTTTGTGCCGCCATAGCTGATGAAGATTGGCTTGAATGTGCCGTGCAAATGGAAGATTCAAGATGGCATAAGCAAGTCACTAACCGTGCCAATCGTTTAATTAAAAGAATGGAAGCCATAGGTATAAAAGAACAAGTCGCTTAATTATTAAGTGTACCTAAACCTAAACGAGTAACATTGTCTTCTTCTTTAAATCTATTTGAATAATCTTTATCAACCCATATAGATATTTGTTGACGTACATTACGTCTTTCATCATCGCAAATACGTTTTAATTTATAATAAGTATCAGTATCTATACCAATGGACTTGAATTTTTTTGGATCTGCCATTACAATAACTCCCATGTATAACAATAATAAACGAATTATAACCCGAAAATTTGGGAAACCCAACAAGTATTTCGCAAAAAAAACAGTCGCAATGGGTCTAAAGTTTGATTCAAGATGGGAAGCAGAGCGTTGGGGTCAATTAAAAGCTATGGAAAGAGCTGGTGTGGTTGATCAATTAGACAGACAAGTTAAGTACGAATTAAATGTAAATAGTCAAAAAATATGTAATTATATTGCTGACTTTACATATCTATTAATAGAAGAAGATGGATCATCTAGATTCATAGTTGAAGACGCTAAAGGTGTTCTTACGCCTGAGTTTAAGCTAAAGAAAAAACTTATGCTTGCCATACATAATATAGATATTTTATTAACTTTCAAAAAAAAATGATAGAACAAGTATTGACTTTATTGTAACTAGTGCTATATATGAAGTTCTAGCTTATTAACAAGGAGGTCAATTATGACAAAAGAGCGAGATGTCGCATTTCAGAGCTACTTTGAAATGGACACTAAGAATTTATTCCAACACAGGAATGAACTCAAACAAAGATATGATACAGCTAAGAAAGAATTGGCTTTAATCAATGAAGTCTTAGATGCTAAACATTATAATGATGCTCGTAATGAACTTGCGAGACAGAATAAAAATTTTGGTACAGTTACAATCCATACTCCTAACAGTAATTTACAAATGAAAATTAATGTTAAGAAGAAAGTTTCTTGGGATCAAGCTGGTCTTATGACTACACTTGATACTCAAATGGATGCAGAAGATGCAAGACATTATGGTAAGGTAAGTGTTACTATTGAGGAGCGTAAATATAACAACGCTCCACCAGCTATAAAAGCTCTCCTTGAGCCACATAGAACTGTCGAGATAGCATCAACAACCTACGAACTTGAGGAGGTAGAATAATGGCATTGAATATAATTACAGCCGAACAACGTATGGCTGAGAAAAAAGGTCATAAGATTGTTGTGTGTGGTCAGAGTGGAGTGGGTAAAACCACTCTTGCTCGGACTTTAGATGCAGATACTACATTGTTCATGGACTTAGAGGCAGGTGATGCGGCTATCGAAGGGTGGCCCATAGACGTTATCCGACCTAAGACATGGGCTGAATGTCGTGACTTTGCATGTTTTTTAGGTGGTGGTAATCCATCTTTGACTGACGATCAATCTTATAGCCAAGTGCATTATGATTATGTAGTGCAACAATATGGTGATCCCTCTGAAATGATGAAGAAATATGATACTATATTTATTGACAGTATTACTGTTGCTGGTAGATTATGTTTTCAGCATTGCATGGGTCAACCCGAAAATAGAACTAGAAACGGTACAATAGACACTCGTGCTGTTTATGGTATGCAAGGTCGTGAAATGATGTCATGGCTAACGCATTTACAACATATTCGTGAAAAGAATGTTATTTTTGTTGGTATTCTTGACGAAAAAGTTGACGATTATGGTCGCAAGCTATTTGAACTACAAATAGAAGGCGCAAAGACAGGTCGTGAACTGCCAGGTATTGTTGATGAAGTTATCACAATGGCAGTTATGACAGGTGACGAAACAACAGGCACATACCGTGCTTTTGTATGTCAGACTTTAAATGAGTGGGGTTATCCAGCAAAAGATAGATCGGGCAAACTCGATGTATTGGAAGAGCCACATTTAGGTAAACTTCTGACTAAAATGAGTGGCGGACAAAAGCAATCAGAAAGAGAGCTTACATTTGTTGATCCAGCCAAACAACCAACGTCTAGCAACGAAGGAGTAACTAATAATGCTTGACTTAAATAATATAACCCCAGATGAGGGTAATGACTTTTCTTTAATTCCACATGGAACTATTGCTCGTGCAATACTTTATATCAAACCACAGTTGGATGGTGTAAGGATTCCCGATTTAGCACAAGATGCTATATTTAGGCAATCAGCACATTCTTCAGCTAAATGGATTGAATGTGAATTTACCATTGTAGGTGGTGAGTTTGACAAACGTAAAGTTTGGCATAATATATTCTTTGATGGCGATAAGAAAAATCAAAATGGTATTTCCGTATCAAAGGAAATAGGTCTTAGAACTCTTAGAGGTATTATTGATAGTGCCAAAGGGTTAAGTCCAAATGATGTTTCACCCGAAGCTAATGCTCTTAGACAAATACCAAGCCTTGAGGCAATTAATGGCATGGAGATTTGTATGAAGATTGCAGTTGAGAAAGGCACTAACGGTTACGATGACAAGAATAAAATGCTTGCACCTGTAACTTTAAATCAAGATGGTTATATAGGTAGCGGTAATACGTCAGCACCTATGCAACCGACTGTGCAAGCTCAACCACAAGTGCAACAGCCTCAAAATGGTGTAACTCCATCTTGGGCAAATAAATAGGTTTCTGCGAATCTAGCGGCAAGACTGACCTTCGTCTGCTAGAACTCGTTTGGGTAGCACGAGTGCCGTAAAGCTACCCTTTCATCATCTAGCAATGAGGGAATTATGATACTTAGACCATATCAACAAGTAGCCGTTGATGACGCATCAAAAGCTCTTGATAAACACAAAAACACTATCGTTGTTGCTCCAACGGGAGCGGGTAAAACTATTATGTNGTCTGCATTA